TTAATAGTATACACTAGGTCGTCGAAAAAGAAAAGAGAAGCTTCATTATTTTCTGACTTTAAGTACTCTTTTACTGATAAAATTCCGGCGTCTTTGTTCTTGCTTGCGGTTTCCAGATACATGCCGTGCCGAGCAAATACGTCTGACGCTTTCTCAAAGGTCGTGTCTGTCTCGTTGCTGTCTCCTTTCGATAAGGGGTCGATGATAACTTTATTGACACGGTACACTCCCCACTGGACTAAGCGGACTACGGACTCTGCTATTGATTTTCCGTCACCGTGTTCTCTGATTTCATGTATGCAGTACTTGAATCCTCGCGGTGAGGTGGCCATGAATAGGACGGAGTGGGGCTTGCGGGGGTGGGTGTCTATGGCTATGTCTACTGGCCAATCTAGGGGAACTCGGAAACGGGGCTTGAGATGTATCTCCCGTTTGTACTGAGGATACACAAGACCGCTCATGTAGGATGGTACGCCTCTTAAACGTGCGTCCTTTTCATCTTCGGTTAGCATTTTGGCGAACTGGTCTACGTTTTCTCTGGTGATGCCGTAGCCTATGTTGTCTTCGATGGTGGCGTGGACGTTGTAAACTGACGGGTCTGGTCTGCCGTCCGGTAGCCGTGCTTTGATAATCTCTTGGGCCACCCACGCTTCTTTGAGCAGGGTACAGGCGTAGAGTTCAAACCCGCCACGGTCTATGAGACCACGCGCTGCTGCTACACGGATGTCTCTGCGCGGCGGTTCGTCAAATATGCAGTTAGATACTAAGATACCTTCGCAGATGAAGTTATGGTTGTTCTCTACTGTAAGGTCGTAGACCCTTGCCTTGCCTGCTGGTCGCACAGAATCAAAACTCCAATATTCTACGCCTTCACAGCAAACAGCATCGCCACGCTTTAAGTGTTGCGCCTCTTTCTTCTCCAATCCTGAAACATATATCTTATGGTCTGGTGTACAGAATAGCGAGTACCAACCATCAACTGATACTTGAACTATGTCCCTGACTCCATTATCAATAACATGAGTCACTTTGTTTTTAGACATTAAACCTGAGTTGCCTACAGTCCATACCTCATCACCTACTTTAACATCCTTAATACGCTTCCATGTACTGTCTCCCATCCATACTCGCTGCCTCTCTTCAATGCATGCGTCGCCTGACCATCCTTCAAACATCTCTGATTCCTGTTTGTTGGAAAGGATTTCAAGAGTGCTTCCGGTTATGGCGTCTTCCCAAAAATACTCAACCCCATCGTTATTTTTTTTCGGCTTTCCACCCACCATAGGACGGTTCTTAGGCCACCACTTCCATAATTCCGGCACAACAACCGTCTTGATATGACTTGACCAACCCTGCCCAACAACTCGTATTTTCCTCGGCTTATTATGTGAAAACCGAATAGGCTCCCCATTCCACAACCACTTCCCTGCCATGCAACATATTGCAATTATTGCCCAAATTGTGGTTTTTCCACAGCGATTCGCACCAGTATACGTAAATACCCGATATCTTGGGTTTTTAAACGCCTCCAAAAGCTGCGCCTGTTTAGGATTCGGAACAAGTAGCCGACCATCCATTAGTGGCCGCTCTGGATTATTGAAAAACTCTATAAGGTTATCCTGCTGATAAGCGGCCTGCTGCTTCAACAGTTCCAGCTTCTTCCGCTTCAGCTCCTTCAGCCGCTCTTTAATTGCTTCGTTATTAACTGGTTCGTTCAAATTAAGCCCTCTGCTCCCACATAGCTATTGCTTCTTCTGGTGCCTCATGCCACCCAATATCAATCATACACTTTCCGTTGTCGCACTGAACAGTATAGTATGTTTCCCACCCTTCGCAGTAATCGTCGATGCAAGTTGCGCCGCTCCCACAAAACGGACACGGTTTTAATTCATCCATCGCTAAGTTCCCTTTTGATACCTATAATCTTTCTGTAAACGCTCGCTTGGCACGCTGCCAGTTCTGAGTCAGCATCAAGATTTTGAGTTGTTAATTCGTTCGGTATCCAGCCATCGAATAACCATTGTTCTATACGCTCAAGTTCCTCCATGAGTATGGTCAATTCAAAAAACTCTTTGTAGGCGTTTTCACTCATTTGCCCCATCCCCAATTATTTTGCTTGACACCAATCCCAACTATCAGTACATTAAACTTAACATTAACCAAGGAGGCAACCATGCCCAACCCGAATCATCCCAAAAAAGGCAGCACCATCACAGTCCAACCCATCCCCTACGATGCCATTCCGCTCCTGAAAGACCTGCTCCGATCCAGCCCACGCGACTACCTCTTGTTCGTATTGACAATAAACAACGGCCTAAGAATCTCCGATGTACTCCGGTTAAGAGTGCGAGATGTGGTTAATCTATTGCCTGGACAGTACATAATAGTTAAAGAGAAAAAGACCAGTAAAAAGAATGTGTTAATGATGAATGAGGTCACGCGAGAAGCCGTCCTTAGATTTCTTGAAACCATGCCCGATGATGATAAGTTCCTGTTCAGCAGCAGAAAAGGTAACTCTCCGCTGACCGTTCCGTATGTAACCTCTCTGGTTAAAGGCTGGTGTAAAAAGGTGGGGCTGGTAGGTAACTTCGGTACGCATAGTCTCAGGAAGACTTTCGGGATGGTTCAGCGTACCGTTCACGGAGTTTCCTACGAGGTCATTTCTAAGCGGTATCGTCATTCGCATCCTGGGGTTACTATGCGATACTTGGGTATCAGTGACGAAGAGGTTAATGAGATGTTGATGAATAACATATAGCCACAATTCTTGTCGTTACGGGCCATCGATCAATTTCATTAAACGCCACATTTTGCATCCCCATGCGTAGTTGTTTCGTTCCTCAAATACACGCGATCTTCGTTTTGCTGCGCTGGCTTTTTGATAGGTTTTAAAGCAGGTTGCGCGATCGCCGTGCATCAAAACCCCGCCGCCAGGAAGATCCTCGCGTAAGCACAATTCAAGAGGCTTTCCTTTTTCGTCCACAACGATATACATGGTTCACACCCCCTATCGTTCCACACATTCTCGTTTAACCTAATATTGTGGTAGCCGGTGTCCGACTCAAACGGCGATTTGTGCTCCCAAAGCACATTGTGTTACCATTACACTACACCGGCTGAATAACATCTAACCATAAGTCCTTGTCTCGTACAAAGTTGCGGCAATCCTCTTCAGGTCTGCCTTGCTAATTGTAACGCTGTCTCCATCACCATGTTCTGAAGCACATGACAGAAAACACATGCAACCTTCAATATATTTTATATACATTAGGTGTGTGTAAAGTTTATACCTGTCATCAATAGAATCTGCTTTGCATTGTCTGAATAACTCTTCATCTATTCTAACGTTTTTTGCGTCCACAGTTCTATACACAGATATTTGATTGTTTAATGAGATGTTGATGGATAACATATAGTTTTTGTTTGGCTGGTGCGGAAGGACTCGAACCTTCGATCTCTTGATTAACAGTCAAGCGCTGTGCCAACTCAGCTACGCACCATTGGTTGGCAGCTATCAGTTTTTACACTTATATGTCACCGATGGAACAGCCTCCATCTCAAACGCATCACACCTAATCCCAACATCGTCGTAGCCCATCGATTCAGACTTAAGCGATATTGGTCCACGCACACCAAAGAACTCGTCGCCATACTTAAATACAACAGTTCCGATGACATACCAACGGTGTTCGTCAAAATCAACTTTAGCAACCTTTACAGCGCCATCCATGTCAATCTCATCTTCTGCGTAGTGTGGAGAATAAATGCTTGCCGCGTTGATTTGGCTTATAAGTTCTTCCACGGTTTTCATTTTGACGCCTCCTTGCGCTGGCTTACAATTCAGTTACGCGCCTTCTCGTTTCACCTCAGCCCGCACCAGCACCTCAATCATCGACGACCGGCTCAGACCGTTAGACTCGCATAGTTTGGCGAGTAGGTTTATACATTCTTGGGATAGGGTGATGCTGGTTTTCTTTTTTGTAGCCACTTAGCTTACTCCTTAATATCTTGTGCGAACCAGAATCGGTCACGCTGCGTAGGCCCGTAGCACTTATGGCACATCGTACCTTGAAGATGTTTAGAGCCACATACGCTACACTTAGTCCAGTTCAGCACTGCTTGCGGCTCCTTAACTGTTCCGAATATCGCGTCCCAATTATCGCGGCCATCTTTGGAGAGAATCTTTTGGCCTGGGCTGTAAAGGTTAGTTGGCATAAACTGATGTGCCTCCCTATAGTGATTCAAAATCAAACTTATACTTTTCAAGTTGTTCTGCTACTTTATCGTGGATTAACTTAATTACCTCTGTATTCCCAAGGCATCGCGTTAGAACAGCACTATTTCCAGAGCCGTCGCTATGTTCCGAGATGCAAAGAAAGTAGTTTCTGTCAACACCGTAAGCGCAGTCATTTGAAGATAGTCTCTTATCTGACCTAAGAATCCAGTTTTCCAGCGCCACAACAGCCTTCTCTGTCTTGTCAATCAGTTCTCTGAGGTCTTCAGCCAACTTTAATTTGTCCCTGGTCATTTTATAGAGCCTCCCTTTGCGAATTACGGTACATTTCAATCATTATCTTTGTTGCCTTCTCATACTCCGCGATAAGTATCTTGGCCCTACCCTCTGCCAACACTCTAATTTTGTAGTCGCTGTACAGAGCATGGACAATAACCAGAAACATCACTGTTAAACTTACAACGTGCGATGCTACGAATATGTATCCAGCCAATCCGTCCATTGCTTGCCTTTCATCTTGGATAGATAATACCGCCAACCTACCGTTTTGTCAAGCTAATAATCAATTTTTTGATTTATTACAACGCGATTTGTAAAATGCGTAGAATCCAGAACCAGGAATAACTACGCACCACAAACTCATCTTGCATCTCTCATCGCCGGATAGGAACCACAGCAAGCCGTCTATAGCAATAAACGCCAACACTATATAAAGAAACATACATTACCTCCTAATACGCCGCATCATATTCAATCAAACCCTGCAACAGCTTATCGTCCTCCAGATAAAACAAGTCCGTGTCGTGCCACCCAACTCCAACAGCTGCCCCAGAAAGTATCTGCCCTAACCGCCTGTCAGGGTATTTGTTCCAGACTAACCGGATCGCGTCTAACACTTGGTCTATTCGTTTTTGGTCGTGCATTTTACCTCCGTACTATACTCAAAAATATCTGACTCCATATTCAGTGCAGAGCAAGCCGTAGCCGCTGTTTCTTCGTCCTCGTACCACCCATGCACTGACCACTCACGCTCAAAGCACTGAAAGAAATAATTAGATTTTGGATTGCGCTTATCTAATCTGTAATAGACAGGAAAGTTACCGCGTGTCGCTTTCTTTTTGTGGCGTGGGGCTTCGTCCATGTGTAATCCTTGTCGTTATGCGCTTGCCCATAACATATGCACAAAGCTATCACACACATTCCAAGGAGCTGTCTTGCGTCCATCAACGGTACAGACGTGCACATAGATATCCATGTCTGAATTGTACTCTTCCTCTCCGTATTCGCAATCTTCGCAACATTCCGCTACTCTGTAGTTGCGTTCTGATCTGTCTTTCATGGCAAGCCTCCTTTCTCACTCTATCTCAAACTCAACAAAACTAACCAGACTCGGAGAACCGCCAACCATCTCAGCCCAATCCGGCTGGCTACCCATCTCAGCTTCGTCGCTTGATAACCAATTATAGAAGTCCTTGAGCCGCGATCTCGGAATAACGTACCAGTGGCCATCGTCATCTTCTGCTAATACGTGTCTGTCGCTCATAAAGCCTCCTATCTCATGCGAACCGTAGCGCCCTTCAAAAATATACCTTGGCACACAACACCATCTACTGGCTGTCCGTTCTGGCCAGTAGCAGTAAACGCCGTCTGGTAGAAATCATCGTCGCTACACCCGAACCAGCCGTACCCTGTAATCGTGATATTCCTGTAACCCTGAGATTGCAGAACCTTCAGTGCGTTGCCTGCGTCGGTACAGGAAATCAGGATAGCGATTGCCACTGCTGCCAAAAAGAATCGTTTCATTGTTTCCTCCATAAAGTTAAAGTGTGTTAGTCATGCTTAGACTATACACAAAAACTTTGGTAATTGTCAATGAAATTGTGAGGTAGTAATGAGGTATTATTGCTTGCGGTAGCCGCACGACTTGCAGTAAACAGAACCAGACCAGTGTTTCCAGCAACGATGGCCGCGACCGTTACCGTGATTCGGACAAAGGGCGTCACTACTCACAGCGCCACAGTCAAGGCACTTACCTACACTTATTGTCCTATGGTGCCAGAAAGCATCCCCACAGCCGCATAGACGCTCTTCAACTGACTTCCTAAACCAGAAGCTGCCTTGTGTCAAATACTCGGCCTCTGCGCCACACTCAGTGCAATAAACAACGCCTTGCTCTGCAACGTTTTGAGAACCGCAGCAACCGCATCCTGTTTTGGAGCGTAGTACGCTGCACTCTGTCTTGCGCTTTGAGCGTTTATTCTTTTTGGAACTGACCTTTATTTCTGGATGGTCGCCGCTTGAAAACATTGACACCCCCTGAAAAGTAATGAATAACGTTCAGAATATAAACGGCGGTTTGGCTCAGAAAAACAAAAGCCTTCCTATCCTTACGTGTCCCGAGTCCGTGCGTTGTACGATCCGAAGTGCGTTAGCGTTACTCAGCTCATTGAATTCCTAGCCAAGGTAAGTGTGGTAAGTAGGACAGAGGGCGTAACAACGTGAAGCCCGTTAGGGAATAACAGACTACGTAAGGGAGAGAAGCTGAGGAACGCTTTATTGGGATGCTGTCTGTTGTTTATAAGAGGCCACAGAAAAAAGTGCTTGTCAATAGAAATTGTGAAACTTTACCAAGAAATTGCGTTATTGCCAATTAATATCACGAATTTACAAATGTAACATTATTTTAGCAAAAGTGTCTCACTGTCTCATTAAGGGCCTAAAATGCACTTTTCGGGAGCTAAGGTACCGTTTTGTATAGCTAATAATATCAGTGGTTTACGGACTGTATACTTAATCATACTGCGTTACGCGTAACGTTATTTAGTAACGGCACTGGCAATCGGTTACAACCTGTTACCCCTTGGCCAGCCTTTCTCTGGTGCGTAAAAACGAAAAGCGCCAACCAAAACTGGAAGGCGCTTAACCGAATCACCTGACTTCACAGCCCCGGCTGATCGGACCTCGGATTAAATTAATCTGGCGGCACTACCTGTTTCTTATGATGCGCTCTATGTATCCTTTAACGGGATTAAAGTTTACGTCAACAACATAGATATTTACACATCTGCCGCGTGTTTTTGCCGCGAACTGCCGTGCAAGCAGCCACGCGATTTCCTCACTTTCAATTAACTTCTCTCCAGCATGCTTATCTGGAAAGTAGTCACCTAATAGCATCCCTCCCTTGGCGTGCTCAAAGGAAACCATGAACCCCTGTTTTTCTGCATCGTCTATAATTTTAATAGCATCTTGCATTTTCATTAGCTTTCCTCCTTCTGGCCAGCCAGTTCCTCCCTTGGCAAGCCGTCAAACAGCAGCCCAAGGCAATCCCACATATCTTGTTCCGGTTCGGTTTGCATTAGTCCTCCTTAGCCCAAATCATATCCAGCGCTTTAGACAGGCACTTCCCGCACACGTAAAAATCGTCCTTAGCGTATGCGTTCTCGAAGCCGATAACCTCGTCTACTACGTCGCCGCACTCGTCGCAAGTCGGATGTTTCTTTTGATTGGCTACTAATTCCATTTAGTCATCCTTTTCGTTAATTAAGGTTAGCGCACGTAAAATGCACTCCTTGCACACATACGCAGTACTGCTTTCAAAATCAGGTGACTCTCCAACCATGACAACCACTCCGACATCTTCTCCGCACTCATCGCAATGCGGAACATCGGTCCACCCCTCTCCTGCAATCCTATCTACATCATCTGGATTCGGAGTAGGGCCTAACTCAATAAGCTTATTGCGTACATCAATACTCCGTGCATAAGCCCTCCATCTTGCGGCGGCAGTGTTGGCTCTTGTTTGGCGCGTAACTAATTCCATTTAGTCCTCCTTTGGCGATCCGGTAATGTACCGGCCAAGGTCAATACAGCAATCCTCAGACACGCAGTTGCCGTCAGCATCATACGCGCTGCTTATGTCAACCGTAATCCAATAATTGCCGTATTCAGTATTGTGCGCCTCTATCTCTGCACCGTACTTTAGGAGAAGGTCGTTCAGGTCGGAAAGGAACTCGGATTTTACTTGGGTTTTGGTTTTCATTTAACCTCCACAAAAGGTATATGTTCAGCTATAGCACAATATCCAAATCCAGCCGCCACCATAGCAGCGCGGAACGAACTGAGCATGTGCGATACGCTGCCGTCACCGTCGATGGCAACTGAGATGTGCTGGTTCTGTCCGTGAGGGTAGGTGCCTGTTATTATGATTGAGACTTTGTGGGATTGGTCCATTGGCTACTCCTTAGCGTAATTCTTAACAAACTCGTTAGTCCATCGTGCCGGTTTATGGTCTGGTAGCGGGAACGACTCGTTACATTCTATGCGTAATATAACGTCGCGCATGGTACGCTTGGCCCACTTAGCTGCTGTGTATTCGTTCGGCCAGAAACGGACTGGAGGTAGGATGCCGCCTGTTGCTTCGTACTTTGCGAGTTTCTTGGATGTGGTTACGTGGTAGCCTGTCATGCGCGCTCCATAATTGAAAGTATCATCCTATCCAGATCGGCCAGATAAAGATAAGCCGGTACGTCCTCTTCGTATTGCCACCCATAAACCGGCGTAACCTCGTAAGCGTAACACGGATACTCTGCTGGAGGTAGGATAGGTAGGACGCCGTGTGCCGGGAAGCGCTTGCGGTAGGTTGCGAAGTCTTGTTCGGATTTGAGTAGTCGCATTATTACCTTCTCATTATTTTTGATTGGGAAACCACAATTAAATATCCGAATA